TTAGGAACTAGTAATGCCATATCGTCCTCCCTTTATTCTTTCTGTAACATTATAAACAAAGTATCTTTTTCTCGATTAAGATCGCCTTGTAAATCACTAATACCATTGAATCGCGCCGTAGCACGTTCTTTTAACCGTAGCAATAGCTCCTCCTCTTCTCTCAGTGTTTTCATCCGTTCAATCAATTCTTTTTCCATGCCTTGTATCTTTATCAATTGTGCTTCAAGTTTCGTTGTCATTATATTTCCTTTATAGTCCATACTCAATATTTTCTAGCCAATCTGGATGATAGGCAGCCGCATAGTCTGCGTAATTTTGATAAGAAATCACTCCTTTCTCGCGCGTTCGCCTAAGCTGCGGACTGTATCCTTCCAATTCAAATCGCTCATGGCAGCGGCAATTAATACTTTGACCTGCAGAAAGATTTGGATCAAGCGGATAGCGAGCGCGTTCTCCCCCAACGTAATAATAACCTTCTTCATCTTTCGCTACCCCATCAAGCAAAGCATGGTCAGGGCGCGTCCTTCCATCTAACGTGGCATCCCATACGCGCCTTCCTTCTATGCCTTGCGCTTCTGCTTGGCTATAGGCATCATCCTGTCCTTTTGCTATTGCTCGTGCCGCTTCTGTTCTAACAATGCGCATAAAATTATTATGGACAACATTCATTGCCTTTGCTAAATCTTTTGCCATATCCTTATAACTTTTCCCTAATGATATTCCATTTAATAGTACAGCGCGCAATCGCTTCTTTGCTTCTGGGCCATAGTTTTGTAATGCGTTCATCAATTCTATATTCTTAGGATTGTTTATATCAAATGCTGCGAGCATTGCCTTTGTATTTACTGCGCCATAGGACAATGCTACTTGAGCAGTTTGATCCATGACCCATGCATAATGGAAAAATGATTCATTATACATTTCAGGCAGTAGTTTTTTAATCGTTTTGATATTTGCTTTTATTGCAGGATCGAGCTTTGATAAAATATTCTTTTCCATCGTGATGTACTTATTATATTTTGTCATTTCAGCACGAGTCAGCACTCCATCTATAGCAAACTTATTATAGATTTTTGTCATTTCACCATAGATGGATGTTAGAGAATCAGCCAATTGCTGTTGCAGTACTTTTTCGTACAGCACTTCGCGTTTAGCTAATGAGGCATATGCTTTTTTCTCTAACTTATCTACTGATGACATTTAATTACTCTTCCTCCTCTGGAATAGGTTCTTCTTCTACTGGAATTTCTTCCTCTGGAATTTCTTCCTCTGGCATTACACTTTCAAATGGATTGCTCCCTACCATTGCTTCCATATCCTCATCCTGTCTAGCCAACTCCTCCTCAACATTCGGGATAATATCGTCCGGCCATATATCAGCGCACAAGTATCTGCTCAATCCTGCTTGCTTCATCGTTGCGCTTGTCTGTGCAAACTCCATAAGATTTACTGGCGTATTCCGTTTATGACTTATGGTAATCATATCAGTCGTGCCCGTTGCTCGTTTCAGCGCTGTCAATACTAAGGTAAGCAATTCTATACGGCGCAATAACCCAACATCAAAATCAGCTTCAGCACTAGATACAAGATTCTCAAAGAGAAACAGTAATCGCTGTATTGCGATACCACTTACTCCACTTGCCATTTGTGGTGATGTAAAATCAGGCACATGGCTTTGAATATGTATTTGCTCTTTTATTGACTGCTGCATATATTGAATAAATGCCGTTGGGATATCTTTTGTCAAGAATTTAATATCAGCATCAGCAGGAAGATATTCAAATACGCGCCTACGTTTTAATAAGGACAATGCTTGAGACATTTTACTTGGATCTTTCTTTGTGGTAGGATCAGTCAAGCCAAACTTCTTCATGATCAAATAGGCAAAAGCAAATCTATCGAACTCATTCATTGAGTCTGAGTATAAAACATCAAGCGCATCTATCAAAGGAAGAACCGGTTCGATAATAGATGACATTTCATCGCCCATATAATATGCTACTACAGGCACTTCACCAAAGAAGTTTGTATAGGGCTTCCCTGCAATCGTTAATTCCCAATCAGTCGCATTATCTTTTCGTATTCTGGTATATGTTTCAATCGTAGTCTTGTAATATACTTCTACATTATATTTATTGGCCGATGTTTTATAGTAGCGTATCGCTATGACTATTTTAGGCTCAGGAGAATAATCATAGAGTACGATCATTTCACGTGGATCAACGGTAAAGAATTTCGGCTCTGCTTTTATAGATATTTTCTCTACATTTATTTCTTTATCAATATATAATAGCTCATAGGATAAACCGAAGATACCGGTATTCCTTCCTGCGCGTGACGTCTTTATATGCTCATTGTTCTTATCAAATATCTGTTGTATCTCTTTCATATACTTTTCTTCTATTGGATCTTGTTGCTCTACAACATTGCCATTTGCATCAATTATCTGTTCTACATTTGCTTTGTATGTTATGTATCGTGGCCTGTATCCATAACCTGTAAAGGTAGTAATAATTTTTCTACCATACGGAACGATTATTTTATTATCAGGATTATTGGCATCAGGCGTTTTGCGTTGCGATATCTTTTCATTCTTTGCCCTATAATAATTCCATAAGGTTGTTAAATGAGGAACTACTTGTGATTCATAGTTTGAGATATAGGTTAAAATATCCTCATTGGATAAATGCGCACTATCAGTCTTTTGTAGTTCCATTCTTTTCTCCCACAGGCAGGATATATTTCAATCCTGCCTTGTAATTCTTTATGCTTTCTTCCCAAGCAGCAGAAGACCGATGGCATCAATGACCATAAATACAAGTCCAATAGCTCCCACTACATAATCCTGAGTAGCCCCAGAAAAATATAGCATTACTGATCCGGCCGCTAGAGCAATAAGTCCACCATACTTCAATACATTCTTGTTCATCTCTTTTCTCCTGTCTCTCAATATGTTATATCCCTATACAGGAATATCATAACCCTAAATCATCAGCACCATATTCTTCTGCAACTCTTCCTAATCCATAAATAGCATTACTATAATATGTTAACAGTAAAGCATCTGCCTTATCTGGACTTTGCTTATATCGTTTCTTAAACTCTGCTTTTGGTTCTATCTTTTTTCTGCCTTTCTTATCATAATTAAACCATCGTTGTGACAATTCATTCATTAATTCTTGATCATTAGGAATATCAGCTTCTTCAACTGGAAATTCAAACCACATTTCATCAGCCGTGGTATCATACTTGTCTTTATCTGTAGAATTGCCGCCAAAGTTTACTGGAATAACATTGGCACCTAACTCAATTAAATTGTCCACGACACCTGGATTATATCCAACGTCAACAATAATGGGTATCTCTGAATTACACTCTGCGAAATCCCATGTTGCTCGCGCTACTTCATTTGTATCGGCATGACGCATTTCTTTGCTATCAATAGTTTTCATTCCTTTTCGTTTATACATAACAGTTCTATCATCACCATAGCGCGCCACATCTAATCCTATCTGTTCCATCCCATCTGCATCTTCTTCTAGTATTTTCCGGTCCATTGCCTGCCTGATTAATACTCGTGATATAGCAGCTTTGTGTCCTTGCTTTCTAGGTTCGCCTTTCCATATATGCTCTGCCTCATCTTCATCGCGTAAATAATCCGCCTTCATATCTTCCGGCAATGATGTATTGTACCACCACGGATTGTCTTTATCACCAGGTTCAAGATGTAAATATGATGTTCTCGGTCGTCTATTGATTACAAAATACTGATGGCATGGATCGATATCTTCTTCTCTATTGTATAATACCCAAATTTGCTTTGTTGGTTTCCGTAGTGTTGGAATAATCGTTGACCAACTATCCATTGTTATTGCTGCCGCCTCATCTGCAAATAAATCATCGAATCCTTCATATGATTTTAACTGTTGTGCTGCTTTCAAATCTCGTAATCCTCTAAAAATAAAGTATGAACCATTTTTTGTATTACGAATATATTCTCTTGTAAACTCCCAATGGTTATACTGCAATCGTTCAATTGTTTTTTGAATTAATGCATAGGAAGATTCCGCTAAGCTATTCATAAATTCACGAACAGCCAAACATTGTAATTGTATTTTACTATAATTGTATTTTTGAATAATTAATGATGTGGCAGACCATGACTTTGCTCCTGCACCACGTCCACCTTCCGCAATCTTATAGGTATACTGCGTATCTGAATTATTCCAATCTCGCCATATATCAAACTTAAGCGCAACTTTCTCACGCTCTTGAAGCTGAAGCATATCATAGTATAATTTTTCCTGCCCTATCTGTGTTTGAGTAAGTGTAACTTTTCTTGCCTTAGTTGCTATCATATTTTTATAAACCCATTATCAATCATCCATTGATGACGCTCTTCTGGGCTCATATCAACTGCTTCTGATATTGTGGCATTCATTGTTATGTCTTGCTTATCTCTCCATTTATCAGGCATCCTATTTTTGAGCCATAACGTTTGTGCGCCTACATCTCCCGCCATATGTTTGTGCATTACTTTTGTCACTGCTAATTTTTTAGTTGGTTTTCCATCTACTTTACTTGATACAGGCTCTTCAACTGATTCATCGTATTCGTATCCTTTTGCCCTTTTTAGCAAGGCGCGTTCCACCTCTTTATCTGTTGCATACTTTCCTTCCGTAAGCGCTTTTAAGAACTCAGGATATTTCTTTTTCCACGAAACAAATGTAGCAACGGATATATCTATCTTCTTTTGTATTTCACTTTCTATCAAACCTTGCTCTGCTAATACCTTTACGATTAGTGGATGAAATTGCGCATTATATTTTTCTGGCCTTCCTATAGGATTTTTTGGGACTATTTTTGACTTCTTATCTAAAACTATTTTTTTCATACCACTTCCTTGTTCTGCATCCTTTATCCTTTATAGATATTTCTGGTTGAATCT